AAATCATTATGAGAGGCCTTTTCAGCCAGATATTGGAAGTAATATTCAAAGACTACTATTTGAACCTCTCGATACAGTTACTTCCGCAAGCATAGAAAGAGAAATAGAATCTGTTATTGGAAGTTACGAACCAAGAGCAAGAATAAAAACTACCACTTTAATTCCAGATTACGATAACAATGGATACAAAGTAGAATTGGAATTTTTTATTGTGAACAGAACAGAACCAATATCAATAAATTTTTTCCTTGAACGGGTAAGATAATGGCGACAAACCGATTAGTGTTGTCTGAACTAGACTTCGACTCAATTAAACAAAACTTAAAAGACTATTTAAAACAACAATCCGAATTCACAGATTACGATTTTGATGGATCTGGTTTAAGTGTTTTATTGGATGTTTTAGCTTATAATACACATTACAATGCCTACTATTTAAATATGGTGGCAAATGAATCGTTTTTAGATACTGCTATTCTCAGAGAATCGGTGGTTTCTCATGCTAAAACTTTAGGTTATACTCCCTTTTCGACAAGATCAGCTAGAGCTATATGTAATGTAACTGTAGGCACCACTTCTACTTCATCGGGAACATTGACCATTCCTAGAGGATTTACATTTTTATCCGAAACACTCAATAACACCACTTATAACTTTATAGTTTTAGATGATGTAACTGTTACGAAATCTAATACTAGCTACTATTTTGAAAACTTAAATTTATTTGAGGGCCAGTATAATTCTATACAATTTGTACAAGATAATGCCTCAAATCCAAAGCAGGTGTTTACTTTACCTGATGCTAACATTGACACAACAACATTAAAGGTAACTGTTAGACCATCTACTTCAAATACTGAAATATCGACATATAATAAGGTTACTGATATCTTAGATATTAGTTCTAGTTCCGAAGTTTATTTTTTACAAGAAGCCAGAAATGGTAAATTTCAAATCTACTTTGGAGATGGTGTTGTAGGCAAAAAATTGGGAGATGGATCGGTAATCACAATGTCATATCTTATTTCTAGTGGCGCCGATCCAAATGGAGTTGCAGGATTTGTTGCTAGTACATCGTTATCTGGATTGACCGACTTTACAGTAAATGTTGTAAGTGCTGCAGCTGGAGGCTCAGATAGAGAAAGCGTTGATTCTATTAAATCTTCAGCGACTTCTCAGTTTGCTACACAAAATAGATTGGTAACTTTTAAAGACTATGAAACTTATATAAGCCAAAATTATCCATCTTTAGATTCTATTTCTGTTTGGGGTGGAGAAGATGAAACTCCACCAGTTTATGGTAAAGTTTACATTTCGATTAAACCGAAATCTAACTATTATATTTCAGAAGCAGAAAAGCAAAGAATCATTGATGACATAATCACGCCAAAGTCAATTGTTGCCGTTCAATCGGAAATTGTTGACCCGGAATATCTGTATCTTCTAGTAAACTCTTATGTAAAGTATGATTCTAGAAAAACTGTTTTATCTGAAGATGCCTTAAAAACTTCTATCAGAAATGCCATCATTAATTATAGAGATATTAATTTAAATAAGTTTGGAGCAACATTTGTTCTTTCAAAGATGCAAGATGATGTTGATGGTACAAGTTTAAATTCGATCATAGGTTCAGAGGTAACTGTAAGATTACAGAAAAGATTTTTACCTTCACTGAATACGAACAAAAGTTATATAATAGCTTTTAATTCTCCTTTACATAGAGGAACAATTAGTAATAGATTGACCTCTTCAACATTCAATGTATTGGATTCAGATGGTGTTGAAAGAACAGTTATTTTCGAAGAAGTTTCTCAAGCATACTCCGGTATTTCTTCTATAAGTGTAACTAATTCTGGTTCTGGATATACACAGAGTCCTACAGTGACCATAACTGGAGATGGAACTGGTGCTACGGCTGAAGCTGTAATTGTTAATGGAAAAATAGAAAAAATAAATGTCACAAAAAGAGGAATAAACTATACAAGAGCTATTGTAACAATAACTGGTGGAAATGGATCAGGTGCTTCTGCTATTGCTGTTATTGATGCTAGAACTGGTCAACTCTCTACAATATATTACGATAGTAATGCAGAGAAACAAATTGTTAATGAAAACGTTGGAACAATAGACTATGATAATGGCATCTTAAATATATCGGATATAAAAATACTTTCGGTTTCTTCTACGGATGGCTACATAAGACTTGACATAGAATCTGAAAGAGGGATTGTTGAGTCTGTTAAAAATACAATTATAACTATTGATGAAACAGACTCTTCATCAATTACAACGGAATTAGTTAAAGTTTAATGACTGATTTAAAAACATCTTTACTTGTAAATAAACAAGTTCCTGAATTTGTAAGGACTGAATATCCACTATTCGTTACCTTTTTGGAAGCTTACTACGAATATTTGGAAAATGCTCAAGGTACAGATAAAAATGATCTGACGGTAAAGGCTAAAGAATTAAGATATGTTTCTGATGTAGATTCTTCAATATCTTCTTTTGAAGAGAGTTTCTTTAACATGTATGCTTCTCTTTTCCCAAGAGATGTTGAAGTAAGCAAAGAAGTTTTAATTAAAAATGTTTTACCTTTGTACTTAGCAAGAGGCAATGAGAAGTCTTTTAAACTCCTCTTTAGACTTTTGTTTAATGATGAGGTTGAAGTTCTTTTACCTAAAAACAATGTTCTCCGTGCTTCCGACGGTAAATGGGTAATTGACAATATCTTAAAGTTGGAAACTGATGTACGAAGCGTTTATACAGCGAACGGCTCAAACACAACATTTTATTTGGCACAACAAGTAGATAATGATGAAGTTGAAGTTTATATTGATGGAGTTTTAAAAACTGTAGGAACAGATTACCTTATTCGTAAAGAATCTAGAAAACTAATATTCAACACAGCTCCATCTTCGAATTCTCAAGTTAAAGTTGTTTATTCAGATTTTGATATTGAACTATTTAATAATAGAAAAGTTACTGGTCTAAAATCTGGTGCTACAGCGATTGTAGAAAGCTCTACTAAAAAAATTATTACTGATAGATTAAACCTTGGATTGCCTTTTGAATTGTTTATTAATTCAAAAACTTTAAGTGGCAATTTTTCTAATGGTGAAGAAATTTCGGTTGATATTATCGATTCAAACGGACTGAAGATCGATTTAACAGCAGATACTTTTTCTATTTTAACTTCGATTGTTGTTACTAATGGTGGATCAAATTATAATGTTGGTGATCCAGTTTTAGTTCTTGGAGGTGGTGCTGAGACTCCTGCTACTGCTGAAGTTGAAAGAATTTCTTCTGGATTTACAAATAGAATAAGAGTTGATTATGGTGGTGCTGGATTTAAAGTTGCTAGTGAATTTGAGAGTGAAATACCATTGACACTTATTCGTGGCGCTCTTGATGGAATAGACACTTCGGGAGTTTATACAAATAATTTTTATGTTGTTACCGATGAATTAATCGAAAACTACGCTAGCATTTTAATTTCTTCTTCAGACTATGGATTTCCATCTTCTATTATACCAACTGGAGAAAATGTTAATTCCAGAATATACGACAGTTTAACTTCAACTGTGGTTACTGATCTCGGCCCAATAACAAATGCTAAAATATTATTCTCAAATACATCAATAAACACCTCATCGATAGATTCTGAAGGTGCTAAGTTCCAATTAGGAAACACATTCCAAGATATAAAAACATTCCGTTCTGTTGGAAGAATCGACGTTTACGCTGGCGGAACAGGATATAAAGTCGGTGATGAAATTATATTTGGCACCAATCCGCCTGGAACTAGTGGATATGGAGCTGCTGCAGCGGTCTTACAAGTTGCAGCAAATGGTGCTGTAGAGAAGGTTCAAATACAACCACAAAGAATTGGTGGAACAGCCAACATATTAAATAACTCCATTACCATTACGGGAACAAATACAGACTTTGGTGTTGATGTTGTTGTTGGTGATAAAATTGTTATTCGAAGTCAAGAACGATTTATTAATGCTATAACTTCATCAACTACTGCTACAGTTAATGTCCCATTTAATTTTAGTGATACTACAACTTGGGCAAATAATTATCCAATAGGTTCTTACTCTAGAGGGTTTGTGGGTGGAGTAAATTACACTCAAGGAATTTTCCCAACAGTTAGTGTTTCAAACGTAAGTGGAGGTTCTGGAGCCAATATTGCTATTACCTCTCTAATGGGTGACGGAGAAATACTGACAGCCTTAACAGATTCGATTGTTGGTCAAATACAGTCGATTAGAGTTTTGACTGGTGGAACAAGTTACGAATATATTCCGCAAATCGATTTAACTAATAGTGGAGATGGATCAGCTGTTGCAAATGCCGTTATAGGTTCTTCGTATCAAACTTTCCCAGGCAGATGGACAACATCCGATTCTATCATCTCAAGCAATGAAAGAAGATTGCAAGGTGGAAATTATTATGTTGACTATTCTTATGTAACATCTTCATTGACCGAATTCACGAAGTACAAAACAATACTCCGTGAACTTCTGCATCCAGCAGGCTTTGTAAATTACGCCGATTACAATAAAACAACAATAGTGCAGTCTGATGTTGTAACTGTATCTTCTATAACTGAAAATGTAGTTTCTGGTAAAGTGTCTGTTACAAATGGATCCATATTTGTTACAGGTACAAACACTTCGTTCAATATTTCCAATTCACGTGGAACACTAACGATTGGTACAAGTATTGCTGTGAACGGAGAATTAAGAATAGTTAATAATATAATTAGCAATACAAATATTTCAGTATCTTCAGCATTTACCACAAATGCTTCTGCACAAACACTTATTATAGTGACATAAATAAGACTTATGACAAAGTTAATCACTAAAAAACTGGCTTTCAATACAGCTGAACAGTTTAAAGAATCTTTCTCCGAAAACGATCCTACAATAGCGTATGTGTTTTTAGGAAACCATGTTCCTTATGCCAATGAATCATCTCCAGATTCAATTGTTGATACAAGTTATTCAGAAAAAGAAATATGGGACAATGTTTTTGCTGCAAAAAGAGTAACCGGAAATGATGTGCATCTGGTTGTTCCTAGAGTTAATTGGACCTCAAACACAAAATATCGCCAATATGATGACACAATTGGCATAGAAACTCTGTTGTCTGCCAATTCGACTCAGAATTTGAAACCCATGTACATTATCACTACAGATAGAAATGTTTATCTGTGTGTATCGAATAATGCCTCTGCAAATTCTACAGTAGAACCAACAGGTGACTACACGACTTCGAACGGTAATATTGGTACAGCCGACGGTTATGTTTGGAAATATCTTTTCAATGTTAAACCATCTAACAAGTTTTTAAACTCTTCATGGATGCCAACTCCAGTTTCATCTGCTGCACTGGACTATGGGATAAATTCAACTGGAATTGTCGATGGAGAATTGACCAGTATCGTTGTAACAAGTAAAGGACAAAACTATCGTCAATCTTCAACTATTCGGGTGGACGGTTTCAATTCTTCCCAGTCTACAATCCGACTATCAAACACCGCTAATGTTTTATCTATTTTTAATATTCCAAGTTTAGCTAATTTAGCTAATATGTCAATATCTGGAACAGGGATTTCGGCTGATGTTTACATAAGTTCAATATCTAACGTAACTGGTGTAATTACTTTATCTGAAGCGACAACGGGTTCTGGTGGAAACGCCAATAACATTACGATTGCAACTAGAGTTTATATAGCGGGAGATGGTATTGGAGTTGCAGCTAACGCCACAATATCAAACACTTTAGTTGGTGTTGATTCATCTTTAGCAAATATCTCCAAAGTTACAGTAGATACGATTGGAACAGGATATACAAGAGCGAACGCTTTCATCTTTGGCTCTGGTTCTGGAGCTAATGCCAGAGTTATTTTACCTCCAAAATTTGGCCACGGTTTCAATCCAGCCAAAGAACTTGGAGCCAACAATGTTATGGTTTCGGTGAGAATTGGAGAAATAGACTCGACCGAGGGTGGAAAAATATCTATTGACACCTCATTTAGGCAGTATGGACTTCTAAGAAGCCCGTATAAATATGGATCATCAAATGTAGCAAATACATCCACGGCTAATTCTGTGATTTCTCAAACAACAGATTTGGATGTGGTGGCTGGTTTTCCTTATGCCTTGAATGAATATGTTTATCAAAGCTCATTAGATAACCCCACAGCATATGGTTTTGTTCACGCTCAAACTAGTAATAAAGTAAGAATAAGTAAAGCAAAAGGCACGTTTACAACAGGTTTGCCTTTAATTGGATTAACTTCTGGTCGCTCTAGAACTGTTACTGGAGTTGCAAACCCAGAGTTTGAGCCATATAGTGGTGATATATTGTACGTAGAAAACACAACAAAAGTTGACCGAGCAGACGGTCAAGCTGAAAATATTAGATTAATTATAAGCTTCTAAGGACTGTGCATGGCACTTGACACAAATTTTAACGTAAATCCTTACTATGATGATTTTGATGAAGATAAAAAGTATCTTCGTTTACTATTTAAGCCAGGTTATGCCGTTCAGGCTCGTGAACTAACCCAGATACAAACGATTTTACAGAAACAAGTTGAAAGATTTGGTAATCATATTTTTCAAAACGGTTCAGTTGTTACTGGCGGCCAGTCCTTTTTCCAAAATGTTAAGTTCTTAAAACTAGAAACTTCTTTTGGTGGTGTTGCTGTAGACATTAACGATTTTGTTGGTAAAACAATTGTCGATAATATTTCTATTCCAACAAAAAGAGCTGAAGTTATTAAAGTCTATGATGCGGATGCTGGCACCGGAGATCCAAAAACTTTACTTGTTAAAGAAATTTATGGAACTTTTAATGCTGGTGAAATAATTAAAACTTTTGAATCCGCTCAAGATACCGTTTCTGCTACAATTGCTGCTGGAGGAACCGGCACCGGACAAACATTTTCCATAGATGATGGTGTATATTTCTATGATGGCTTTTTTGTCAAATCGTCGGCACAAACTATAGCCACATCAAAATATACAACAGCAAGTAATGTAAGAGTTGGTTTTGAAATTACAGAAACCATCGTTTCATCCTCTTCAGATACATCACTCTTAGATCCAGCTTTAGATGCATCCAATTATCAAGCTCCGGGATCAGATCGTTTTAAAATTGATTTAGTTCTATCAACAAGATCATTATCATCTACTGATGATACTAAGTTTATAGAAATCTCTAGAATAGAAAATGGTGAAGTAATTACGTTAGCAAGATATCCTCAATATTCAGTTATTGAAGATACTTTAGCTCGTAGAACATATGACGAATCTGGAAATTATACAGTAAAACCATTTAGAATGGTTGTTGAAGAATCTACAGCAAACTCTGCAAATATGGTTGCTGTTATCTCACCAGGAAAAGCCTACGTTTATGGTTATGAGTTTGAAACAATTTCACCAACAAGATTAATAGTTCCAAAACCTAGAACGACAACAGCGGTAACAAACAAAAGAATCACTACAGATTACGGTTACTATGTTTATGCCAATACTTTGTATGGCACTTTCCCAATTAATAGTTTGGCAACTGTAGATTTACATTGTGTGTCAAACTCTTTAATTAATGTATCGACGACCGCAACAGTTTCTAATACTAAAGTTGGAACAGCGAGAGTCAAGTCCATAGCTTTTGATTCGGCTGCAAATACTTCAAACTCTTCAACATATGAATACAAACTATTCTTATTTGATGTTGACGTTGGATCATTAACAGGAACAGTTAATTCGGCAATTAATATTTCAACTGTTCAGATTGCAAACACTTTAATTTCGAGCAGTTATGCCGCTTCTTCTAATAATGCTTATGTTGGTGCTAAATTTAGAATTACTTCTGGACCAGGAACCGGCGAATTACCAAAAACAATTACTAATTATAACTGGCTAAATCAAACTGTAGAACTATCCGAGCCTTTCACAGCAACACTCGATAATTCGTCGGCATGGTCAATTGATTTCGAATTTAATGATGTTAAGTCTTTAGCTGTCATTAACGGAACAACTAGAGTTGCTGCGGCAGACATAGATGACCGTTCTAAGGATTATGCTTCACCTTACGGGGATACTTTCATCTCTGATACGACATTAGAACCGCTACTGTTTAGAATTGGTGAAAATTTCATTGCAAACAGCACGATTGCTGATGTTACCATGTCGCATCGTAGACTGTATGAATCTCAAACATTTGCTACAAGCCAATCTCCAGCACTATCTGTAGGAACAGGTGAAACCTTAGCATCGGGATCATCAACATCTTCGAGACAAGATAATTATATGGTTGTTGTTACCGCTGCAGGAACATCACCTTATAAAGTCGGACAGATTATTCCGGCTGATCTGTTCACAGTAGATACCTCTACTAGAAAAATTACCGTTACAAACGGTAATAATATGACAGCAAATATTATCGCTACGATTGACGCTGGAACTCCAACACAGAAAACTAAAACATACAATGCTGGAAACAACCAAATATTAGTTTCTGGTGGCGTTAATCTTTTTGGAAATGGATCTGTTCAGTTGTTCGCTGCTAATGGTCAAGTACACATTTCTGCAAACTCTGTTGTTAAAACTCCATCGACAGCACAATCTCTTTATATGCCTGATGTTGTTAGTTTGATTTCCGTTTTAGATTTTAACGGAAATCAAATTTCTGTTTCAAATGCTTCATCGGCTATTGATGTAACTTCTAAGTACACTTTAGACAATGGACAAAGAGACTCTTATTATGACCATGCTTCGATTAAGCTAAAATCTGGTGTTGTTGCTCCAAAAGGTCCTCTTGCAGTCAAAGTAAATAAGTTCGATTCTTCGGGTGCCGGTTATTTCACTGTAGATTCTTATAACGGTTACAATTATTCTTCGATACCTTCATACACATCTTCATCGGGTATTAAGTATGAATTGAGGGATGTTTTTGACTTTAGACCAGTAAGAAGTGCAGCTACAGCGGCAACAGCAAATTCAGTTGTCTTTGATGTTGATTCATCTACTACTGGTCCTAAAATTCCCGAAAACGGATCGGATATAATTTTAGACTACTCTTATTATTTACCAAGAAATGATAAGATCGTATTAAATAAAAATAGAACATTTGAACTGGTAACTGGTGTTCCATCTTTAACACCACAAATACCTAAAGACAAAGATGGTGCTATGACTCTGTTTACATTAGAGAGTCCTGCATATGTTTTAAATGTTTCAAATGTTTCGACTCAAACAGAAAGCCACAAGCGTTATCGTATGAGAGATATCGGCACAATTGAAAAACGTGTCGAAAGTTTAGAGTATTACACTTCATTAACATTTTCTGAACTACAAGCATTAAATCAACAAGATTTAACAATTCTAGATTCTCAGAATGTTCCTAGAGCTAAAAACGGAATTTTAGTGGACTCTTTTGTTGGTCATTCGGTAGCAGATGTTTTTAAATTAGATTATAAAGCATCGATTGATAGAATCGAAAATGAGTTAAGACCCTCTTTTAATATTGCTTCATACTCTCTTGAGTTTGATGCTGCTAATTCTTCGGGCATTTCACAAAACGGTTTCTTTGTAACCACAACAACATCTTTAGCTACTTTCATCGATCAACCAAGAACATCGGGAACTGTAAACATTAACCCATTTAATGTAGTAAGCTATTTGGGTAAAGTTGAACTTTCTCCTACAAGTGATGTTTGGGTAGACACTCTTAGAAATCCTTCTGTCATTATAAACAATGAAAACAATAATGATGTTTGGGAACAGATTAATAATACTCCTTGGGAATTCGAATGGGGAGCTTGGGAGACTGTTTGGTCAACAACAAGTTCTAGATCGAGAACAACAACATCAACACAAAGTGTACAATCATTTAGTGTTTCACCTATAACGACCTTTACCACAAGACGTAGAAGAAGAAGAAGAACTACAACTGAAGGACAGGTAAGAACTGGTGTGGTAACAAGATTGGTTGGTGATACAGTTCTCCAATCTCTTGGTGATAGAATTCTTGATCTATCAATTATTCCTTTCATGAGAGCGAAAACAGTTATTTTTGTTGGCTCAAGTTTTGCACCGAACACAACACTGTATTCATTCTTTGATGGCATCGCTGTAGAAAACTATACTGCAAGAGCTAATAAGTTTGTTTTTGCTAATAACAACCTATTATTCAAAACTACAATCGGTGATTTTGAAAGTGCTAATGTAACAGATAATGTTACCTTAACGACAAATGGATCCTTTAATATTATTAAAACATCGAATACGAGAGCTTTTGTTACCGATGTAAATGCTACGACTGGATTCCGTCAGAATAGAAGCTCTGTTGTTGGTTCTAATACAGGCACTGTTGCAACAATAACTTCGTATGAACATTACTCTGGTTTTGTATCGGGTGCTGATTCTAGCACAATTACTTTAGCGCCAGATGCAGGGTTCGCTAATAATATTACTGATTACAATGCATCGGTTATATTCATTGTTTCTGGAGAAGGTGCCGGTCAATCAGCTACAATACAGTCTTATGATCCGGTAACTAGAAATGTAACTATTAGTGGAACATGGACA